AACATAAAAGAAAAATATCTATTTTTTGTCTTTTAGGTATTGACTATAACTAGCTGGTCTAATCGGAACCACATCTCCAGATACCATTCTGAAATCAGCACGAAGTTCCCAGACTTCATCCATGTTGACAATGTAACTTTGGTGGCAGCGTAAAAACCGTCTGTCCAGTTGCTTTTCAACGTCCGAAAGTTTCCCTCTCTGCATATGAGTGATACCACAGGTACAATGGATAGTGATGTATTTATTGCGACTTTCAATATATTCAATATGGCAGAAATCAACCCTGTGGAAATAATCCTTGTTCTTTACAGTCAGCGTTTTATCATGGATATTTTCCAGTTCCCTGTTGACTACACCATACATTCTTCCATCTTCCGAGCCTTTTATGATATAGTGAACAGGAAGGATATCCAGAGCATCAAACACATATTCCTTGTGGGCTGTCCAGAAAATAATATTTCCATCATAGCCATTTAATCTCAATTCCTTTGCAACTTCAATTCCATTTTCTTCTCTCAAAACGATATTCAAAACTACAATATCATACCATTCGCCATCTGCCACATCATCAATAAGTGGCTGTCCTTTATCATACGGAGTAATCAATGCTTTTATATCACCATTTCGTTTGAGAAAATTATTAATCCGATGCATAAATATACCAATCTGGATTTCGTTATCATCACATATTGCAATTCGCATTCAAATCATCCCTTTTCATGTAAAATTCGCCACCAGAGGTGCTAATTTCGCCATTTCCTGTGTGATTGTATATTTTTTGATACAATGTTATTGTAATACATTAAGATGATAGTGTAAAGGGGATGGATTCATGGAGAAACATAAAAAAATCATAATTGTGTTTATACTGATATTCGTGCATGTGCTCTTGACTCAATATGTTTACTTCTGCCCGGAGCGTAGTATTATCTTTGGGAGGGGTAAAACTATCGCAATTGCAAAAACAGAGGTAAAACAGGTTGTCCATGAGCGCTATAAATCCCTCGCTGACAAGCATCCAGCCCCTTTATTTCTATCTATTATTATTACGATTTGGAAAAGCAAAAATCACAATATTTACACAAAAAAACTTATAATTCATCAAAAAATTAGAAGAAACCAGCTTCCTAGGAAAGATTTAAGCGGAAACAATTATATCCCAGTATATGGTTATGAAAACATGATATAATTTAACAAATAAGAACAGATGTTTGGAATATTGGGAGGGATTTACGTGGATTACAAGAAAGAAATTATTGAGATGCTTGAAAATATACATAGCGAAAAGTTTATGAAGTTTTTGTATAACATGATTATTTCATTTAAAAAACAATGGGGCTATTAAAAAAAGCAGGGAGATTAATCCCTGCTTTTTTTGTAAAGAAATTCAATCATGTCGAAAACACTCTTTTTATCAGTGTCACTCAGTTCAAGCAACAGCTTAACATGTTCTACAGATATTGTGTCAGTCATAAGTTTTGGGATAAAATCTGTTTCGGTTTCTAAATTATCTTCCCACCCCATCAAATATGCTGGAGTAGTGCAGAGCGCATCCGCCAATGGCTTTGCATATTCTGCTGGTACCTTGTCAATATCTCCTTTTTCATATCTAAATATAGTAGATCTTGATACGCCCAACTTTTCAGCAAGTTCATCAGCGCTCATACCAAGCTGTTTTCTTCTCTTTTTTATTTGTTCGCCAGTTTTCGACATTTTGTACACCTCCTTTCTGAAATATATAATATCATTAATGTTGCAAAAATGCAACAAAAATAATTGCAAAAATGCGAATTTTTATATTGACAAATGCGACTGCAAGAGGTAATATATAATCACAAAGTCGCATAAATGCTACTAGAAAGGAGGTAACGCTTGTGGTTGTAAATATAGCAAGGCTTAAAGGTAAAATTGTTGAACATGGAAATACACAAGAAGCTGTTGCAAGCGCAATTGGTATGGATAGAAGCACTTTTTACCGTAAGCTGAAAGATGGAGGCGAAAAGTTTACAATTGGTGAAATTCACGGAATTGTAAGCGCAGTTCCTTTAAGTAGGGAAGAAGCAATAGATATTTTTTTTACACAGTAGTCGCAATAATGCGACAGGAGGTATTAATGTTAATTCATTTAAAAAAAGCTCTTGATGATAAAGGAATTACAATCAGAGCGTTTGCAAAGGTTCTTGGTGTTGATGAAAGGACTATTCAGAACAAGATAAAGGGGAAAACACCTTTTACTTATCCAGAAGCAGTCCTTTCTAAAAAAGAGCTTTTCCCAGAATATGATCTGGAATATCTGTTTAAAGAAGAATAGCAAAAAACTGACAGGAGTGCTGTCCTATCAGTTCTTGCCTAAATTTGTTTACCTTATGTGTTTTGCAGACTGAACGCACTTGTTGAGTCACATAAGCAGCACCAAATGTTTCTTGAAACACTTCACCACTTACGCAGTTTTAGTTCTGCGATTGAGTAAAAAGGATTAGCTGCCCATTAGTTGGCGAATGTAGGAATTTTGTTCAATACGGTGAACGAAATTGCTTAACGTACTTTGGTAACGCAGGTTACTCTGCTTGCAACCTACAATAAGGAACAGGGCAAATTCAAAAGTTGGGTCAAAGCAAACAACTCCTTTCATTGCCCATTATTTGGGTATGAAAGAATTTTAACACATAGGAAAAATATTTTCAACACAAAACGGAATTGAAAGTCAGATTAAGAAAGGAGTGATAAACACGAACCAGTTAGTACATATTGGAAATTCGGATATCTCAATAAAAGAGTATAACGGTCAGCGAGTGGTTACATTCAAAGATATTGATGCAGTTCATGGCAGACCAGACGGAACAGCAAGCAGAAATTTCAGAACAAACAGAGAGCGCTTTATTGAGAGCGAAGATTTCTTCCGAGTAAGCGCCGACGAAATTCGTCGTACCAAAATTTTTGACATTCCAGACAAGGCAACTTCTGATTATGCGCTTATTACAGAACAGGGTTATCTAATGCTAGTAAAGTCCTTCACAGACGATTTAGCATGGGATGTTCAGCGACAGCTTGTAAATGGATATTTCAAAACTAAAGAAACTGTAAAAAGAGCATTGTCACCAGAGCTTCAAATGTTACAGGGACTACTTTCACAGATGGTTGAAAAAGAACTTGCTGATAAAGAAAGAGACAGACAGATTTTAATTGCCAAAGAAACAGCCGATAAAGCTGTTGCAACTACAGAGAACATCAAAGAAGCGGTTAAGCCTGTATTTGATAACTGGCGTTCAGAAATTAATTCTAAATTCAATCGCATACAAAAAGGTGCCGGAGCAGAGTTTAAAATGCTTAGAACAGAAATGTACGCAGAATTGGAACGCCGGGCTGGATGTGATCTGAATACAAGATTAAGAAATAAGCGAAAACGCATGGCTGAAAATGGTTGCACCAAAACAGAAATTAATTCACTAAACAAAATGGACGTCATCGATGACGATAAAAAGCTGCGAGAGATTTTCTCCAAAATTGTAACTGAATACGAAATTAAATATTGTGCGTAGAAGAAAGGAAGTGAAATAGATAATGTCAGAAAAAGAAAAAAAAATCGTAGAAAAGCTGAAAGAAGCAATTCCTAAGATGTCGGAATTTGATAAAGGCTACATTCTTGGGAAAGTGGAAAGTTTTTCTGATAACAGTCTGGAACAAAAAACAGATAAAAAAGAAACTGTTGATTTAGAACAGAAAGGAGATTAATGAAAACATCAAAAATCGAAATCCGGCAAGTAAATGGCGAATGTGGAATCTTCACAGAAATCATTATAGATGGTCACAAACTCGAAGGTGTAAGGAGTTTTGAGTTGAAACAGGGAGTTGGAGATTCAGAACCTATTCTTTCCATTGATCTGAATGCTTTAAATTTATCCACGGACTTGCAGATGTTGCAGGTGAACCAGAAAGGTATCGGGGAAATTGAGGGAATCAAGTTTAAAGATTCACCAAGGATGCTGAAATTTCAAACAGAATAGGCTCCCATATCTCAGAGAGCCAAACAGAATTATTTTGAAGCTTTTAAAATGGAACATTGTTTCGGATTTGAACAACATCCAGTTTTGCTTGCATAATTACACTTAATTCGACCTATTGTGTAATTAGGCGTCAAATCATCCAATGATCCAGTATTAATGAGAGAAGCTTCAATGGAATAATTTTTGTTCTGCTTATCGCAGAAACCATTAAATACCAATAATCATCACCTCCCCTCTTATAGGGAGTATAACACAAGAAAGGAGGAAAATCATAGACGATTTAGTTTATCTTCGTAATGAAGAAGCTGTCTGTGATAGTTTACAGGTGGCTAAGAAATTTGGGAAAAGACATGACAAACTCATTTCCGAAATTGAAAGAATGTATTCTGATTTGATTGGAAAAGGGTGTGCTCAAAATGGTGGAGACCCCTTATTTATTAAAAGCAGTTATGTACATCCTCAAAATAAACAGACTTATCCATTTTATATAATGAATAGGGATGGATTTTCTTTACTGGTAATGGGATTTACAGGAAAAGAAGCCCTTGAATGGAAATTGCAATACATAAAAGCTTTTAACCAGATGGAGAATTTCATTCGTGAGAAATCAACCCAGGTTTGGGTTGAAACCAGAAAAGCCGGCAAACTTACCAGAAAGGCAGAAACCGATACTATTCAGAAACTTGTTGAATACGCCAAAGTACAGGGAAGCAGTCATGCAGAAATGCTTTACATGACATATTCCAAATTAGCAAACAAGATGGCGGGGATCAATAAGAGAGATGAAGCTACGGTAATGCAACTCAACAACCTGTCCTTGATGGAAAATATTATCTTACATGAAATTGATCTCGGAATCATGCAAGGAAAACATTATAAGGAAATCTACAAAGACTGCAAGAAGAGATTGGAGACAGTTAAAGATTTGGCTTATCTGGAAGCGGTTTGAGAGGAAAGCTCATAAGGAGGCGGGAAGATGACAATTATCAAATTTAAAAATGGGGAAACAATCGAAATTCCGTGCGTGTTCCAGGATGATATTGTGAAACCAGACATTAGAGATCAACTGATACGTTTGGAATGGGATGACGATGGAAAACAATATTGCTTGAAATTTAATCCAGTAGATGTGCTCTATGTAAAAGAGATTGCACATTCCTAAAGGAGATTATATCACAGAAAGGAGAATAATGAACGAATTAACAGTAACAGAATATAAGAATGTTCGGGTTCTTACAACACAGCAGATTGCGGAAGCATATGAAGCTGACGTAAAAGTTATCTCAAATAATTTCAATAGAAATAAAGAGAGATATATCGAAGGAAAGCATTTTATTTGTCTTGAAGGTGAAGAATTGAAGATATTTAAAACGAATCATCATTTTGATGAATCGTCAAGAATCAATAAACTCTACCTCTGGACAGAAAAAGGAGCATTTCTCCACGCTAAGTCTCTGAACACCGATAAAGCGTGGGAAGTATATGACAGATTGGTAGATGAATATTTTGATAAAGGATCTCGAAAACCATTAACAGTTGCCGAACAAATTCAACTTCTCGCCCAGGGTACAGCAGACCATGAGGAAAGAATCGAAAAACTTGAAAACACAATGACAATTGACTATGGTCAGCAAAAATATCTTGGGGATTTGGTTTCAATAGTGGTTATTGAAGTGCTAGGCGGAAAGAATTCCAATGCCTATTCAGAAATCGGAAAGAAAGTATTCGCAGAATGTAATCGAGATGTGAAATCTTATTTCGGTG